AACGGTGAGGTGCTGTGCGAAATCGACATCATCAACATGATTGAAATCGGGGCTGATGGTGTCGACCGCATGGCCGAACATCGCAAAGCCATTGGTTTATAACGCTAACCACTCACCTTAGCCCGCATCGTAGAGCCGTATGCGGGCAATTTTTAATTAGGCGGCACTGGGCATCCTGCCCTTTAGCAGCATACCGGCCATCCTGGCCATAACAGAGGGTCTAACAATGTCAGTCACTATTACCCATAAAAAAGTCACACTCGATCAAGCCATCAGCCGTGGTAAAGAGTCCGTTGCTGAAGTCACTTTACGTAAACCCAGAGCGGGCGAACTGCGCGGATTATCGCTATCTGATTTACTCAATCTTGATGTTAATGCTATCTCCACTTTGTTGCCTCGTATTAGCACGCCGATGATCACCAAAGATGAAGTACTCACCATGGACCCTGCAGACTTAGTTCAAATCGGCGGGGAAATCAGTAATTTTTTGGTACCGAAGAAGTTACAGATGGACAGTCAGTGCGAGAGCGACAGTCAAGCCTCCCTGAGTGCATAGATGACACCATGGCGGATATCGCCATTATCTTTCATTGGCCGCTATCTGAGATGGCGGCAATGGACATCGATGAGCTTCTAGGCTGGCACGATAAAGCGCTGGATAGATGGGAAAAGATCAATAAGGTTTCACATGACTAAAAAATTAGAGATGCGCGTGTTATTGGCGACAGTGGATAAAATCACGGGGCCATTAAAAAAGATGCGCCAAGCCAGCGGCATAACCGCCACTCAATTAAAAGAGACGCAAGACAGAGTTAAGTCTCTTAATAAGCAGTCAGCTCAAATCGATGGTTATCGCAAGGTGAGCCGCAGCCTTGGTATTACCGCCAATGATTTAGCCAAGGCACAAAAAGAGGTGAAACGCCTAGCGCTTGAGATGCAAAGCAGTCAGGCACCGGTTAAAGCGCTAGTTAAAGAGTACGAGCAAGCTAGGGCGGCAACGGTCAGGCTGAATACTCAGCATAAAAATTTAACCATTAGCCAGCACCGGCAGCGTGAAGCGCTTCGCTCAGCGGGGATTGATACTCGCAATCTTTCACAGCATCAACGCACGTTGACTGCTGACCTTTCTCAGGCTAACAAACAACTCGACCAACAAAAGCGCCGCCTACAACAGGTTTCGGAGCAACAGAAAAAGCTATCCGCAGCACAAGCCACTTACCACAAAACCAAAGCACTGCAGGGCAATATGGCCGGTGCGGGCGCAACAGCTGCAGCATCAGGTGTGGCGGCGCTTTATGCTGGCTCGCAGGTGTTACAACCAGGTCTAGATTTTACCGCCGCACAATCCAAGGTTCAGGCATTAACTCGGCTGGATAAGAACGATCCGCAACTTATCGCGCTGCGAAAACAAGCGCGCGAACTTGGCGCATCAACCAGCTTTACTGCTAACGATGTGTCTCAGGGGCAGTCATTCTTAGCCATGGCGGGCTTTGATGCTAAGTCAATTAAACAAGCCATGCCAGGCATGCTCGACTTAGCCAAAGCCAACGATACCGATCTTGGCGCGACAGCAGATATAGCCTCAAACATATTGTCTGGCTTTGGTTTAGCTGCAGATCAAATGAATCGTCTTGGCGATGTGCTCACCGCAACCACAACTCGCGCCAACGTTGACTTAACCATGCTGGGTGAAACGATGAAATACGTTGCACCTGCCGCGCGTGATTTAGGTGTGAGCGTAGAGGAAGCCGCCGCTATGTCGGGGTTGCTCGGCAACATTGGTATCCAAGCGAGCCAAGGCGGTACGGTAATGCGCGCCATGCTCAACCGTTTGGCAGGGCAAACAGGGCCTGCTGCCGACGCAATAGAATACTTAGGACTAAAAACCAAAGACAGTGCCGGCAATCTGCGCGCGATCCCCGACATCTTAGCTGATGTGGTCAAGGCCACTAAGACGATGGGTAACGCCGACCGCGCCTCAATACTTAAAACCATCTTTGGCGAAGAAGCCGGCACTGGCGTCAGCGAGCTGATTAAACAGCAGGGCGATGGTGCCATTACCTCGTTTACCAATGTGCTGCGTAAATCTGCTGGCGAGAACGCGCGAGTGGCTAAGACCATGGCTGATAATGCCAAGGGAGATATCGATACCCTCAAATCGGCGTGGGAAGATGTCGGTATCGAAATATTCGAAGGTAACAACGGAGGCATTCGCAGTTTTATCCAGCAAATCACCGGAGTCGTTAACGGCATTGGTAATTGGATGAGGGTGAATCCTGAGTTAACCGGTACGCTTTTTAAAGCGGCTGCCGCTATGGCTATTGTCGCAGCTGTCGGCGGTTCGATCACCATCATGCTAGCGGGCATCTTAGGCCCAATGGCCATGCTGAAATACAGCACATCGATACTTGGCATTAAGTCATTACCGCTGATGGGGGGCGCACTCACTAAGCTGGGTGGTGCATTTAAGTGGGTGATCGGTGGATTAAGGGCGCTATCTTTGGCGCTGGTGTCTACGCCCATTGGTTGGGTTATCTTAGGCATTACTGCGTTAGTCGCTGCTGGGTATTTGCTGGTTACTCACTGGGACACGGTTAAGGCGTGGATGGTTGGATTCTGGCAGACAATCACCTCATTGGTCGATAGCGGCATTATTGCTGTTACTAACCTATTTAATGGCTTACCTGAGCCCATTAAAGCCGTGCTTTCTGGTATATGGGAAACCATGAATACCGTTTTTTCATGGTCGCCACTCGGGCTGATTGTGAACAATTTTAGCGAAGTCATTACGTTCTTCACTGGATTGCCCGCTAAGTTTAGCAGCCTGGGCGAGATGACAATGGACGGTCTAGTTAAAGGGATCACTGGCAAGCTGACCGAAGTAAAAGAAACCATCACCAATGCAGCCAGCAATGCGATTGGTTGGTTTAAAGATGTACTCGGTATTGCTTCACCCAGCAAAGTGTTTGCGGTAATGGGTGACCAAACGATGGACGGCTTAACCGTTGGCTTGAATCGAAGCCAGCAAGCGCCACTAAACGAAGTCAGCAAGCTCGGTAAGCAAATGGCAGGCACTGCCTTTGTGTTGGGCATCTCAGCACTTCCTGCCGCCGCAATGTCAAATTTGCAGGCAATCCCAGACCAAACCCGCACCATTCGGGATGAATACCAAGGCGCTGATTATTCGGTACCGGATGCAATCCGTTTGGTAAAAGAGGGCGAGCTACCAGCCAGAAAAACGAAGAGTGACGACTTAACGCATAACGGCAGCGACTTAGCGCTTAACAGCAATGGCTTAACGCATAACGCAGTGCCAGATAGATTAAGCGCCGGCAGTGCTTTTGCGCAGCGCCAAGCGCCACAATCTCAAACTGTTCACATCGATGCGGGGATCCATGCACCCATTACCATCCACGCTACCGCCAATATGGATGCGCAGGATGTCGCGCGCCTAGTCGCCATCGAACTAGAAAAGCGGGACCGCGCTCAGCAAGCACGTCTACGTAGTAGCCTTAAGGACCTGAACTAACATGAGTCAAACATTATGATGATGACACTCGGTTTTTTTGTATTTAGCAGGCTTACTGTGCCATACCAAACATCGCAGCATGACATGGTATGGCGTCACCCAACCAATAGTCGTGTCGGTGCGCGGCCATCGGCGCAGTTCTTAGGTGTTGGGGACGAAACGCTAACGCTCTCAGGCGTATTAGTGCCAGAAATCACCGGCGGAGAGTTAAGCCTTGATGCGCTGCGTAAAATGGCCGACACGGGTAAAGCCTATCCACTGATTGAAGGGCGCGGCACTGTGACAGGCTTTTTTGTGATCGAGAAAATTAGCAAAGGCCGCAGCGAGTTTTTTAGTGACGGCGCCGCGAGGAAGATTGAATTTACGATTGAGTTAAAACGGGTGGATGAAAAGAACACTAGCCTCATCGCTAACGAGAACCTTATTGGCATGGGTATCAGCAAACTGGTGAGGGGGATTTTGTGAACCTACTCGAGCAGTTTAACCCGCTGGCATCGAGCGACCAGCCGACGCCAGATTATCAAATATTGGTCAATGGCAACGACATCAGCCCCAAAGTGAAAGCGCGGCTTATGTCGCTGCGCCTAACAGATAACCGCGGCTTTGAGGCCGACAGCATTGAAGTGCAACTTGATGACGCAGACGGTGAACTGTCGATGCCACCCAAGGGCGCAACCATGCAAGTGCGTATTGGCTGGAAGGGTAGTGCGCTGGTTGATAAAGGCACTTACACCATTGACGAACTCGAGCACAGCGGGCCGCCAGATTGCTTAACCATTCGCGGTAAATCCGCCGATATGCGCGGCACCTTGCAGCAAAGCCGCGAGCAAAGCTTTCACCAGCAAAGCGTGAGCAGCATTATCGATGTCATCGCAGCTCGGCATCAGCTCAAGGCTAAAATTAGCGATAACTTGAAAATGGAGTTTATTGATCACATAGACCAAGCCAACGAGTCCGATGCCAATTTTCTAAGCCGCCTAGCCGAACTGTTTGATGCCATAGCGACGGTAAAAAACGGCAACCTGTTATTTTTACAAGCGGGTTTAGCCCACAACGCCAGCGGCATCGCGCTCGACCGTGTCGACATTACCCGTCAGTCAGGCGACAGCCACCACTTTGGCGTCGCCGATCGCGATGCTTACTCAGGCGTCGTGGCCTACTGGCAAAACGATAAAGCCGCCAAACGACAAACCGTTAAAGCTAAAAAGCCTTGGCAAAAAAGTAAACCCAAAGCTGAACCTGAGCAGCCTCTAGACCAAAATGGTGCACCAATAGCTGTGGGCGAAAAGGAGATCATGGTTGGCAGTAACGACAACGTCAAAACCCTACGGCATACCTATGCCAACAAGCAGAACGCCGAGCGCGCAGCGCGTGCCATGTGGGACAAACTGCAACGCGGCGTGGCTACCTTCACCATCACCTTAGCCATGGGGCGACCGGAGCTATTCCCTGAGCTGCCGGTTAACGTCAGTGGTTTTAAACCGCAAATCGATAACAGTGACTGGCTACTCACCCGAGTAGAGCACAACATCACCGACACGGGTTACACCACAGGGATAGAGTTAGAAGTAAAAAACAGCGAAGTGGCTGAGATTGAATTTTGAGTTTTGTTTTAAGAGAAGCAGACTATGTTGTACAGTCATCAGTTCTTTAAGCGATCACGAGTATATAAATGAATTATCACGAAAAAATACTGATACCTGGCAGCTTTGGCCCCTTTTCAATTTATCAATTATTGAATGAAAATGGTGAAACAATTGGCTTTCAAGTTTTTATTGGAAATCAACCGATTAGCGATATTTTTGGAAATTTAGATAATGCTATCGAAGAGGCTAGAAAATTAGTTGACCAATACAATATGAGTATATTGCTAACTTCAACGCTCGAAGAGGGCATAAAGACTATAAAGCATACGCCCAACTCTGCTCCTGCTAAAAGTACATCATTTAAACCAAAATAAGTTATACTGTTTTTATATACAGTGCTTGTGGGTTTGGATTATGAAAGTGTTAGGCATCTCTGTTCAGCGGGAAAGATATCATATCCCGCTATTTAGCTCATTGATTGCTGCGGGATTTCCCTCTCCAGCGCAGGACTATGTTGAACAAACATTGGATCTCAATGAACTCTGTATTAGGCATCCTGCGGCGACGTATTTTGTAAGAGTGCAGGGTGACTCAATGATTGAAGCGGGAATATTTAACGGTGATATTCTTGTTGTCGATCGCTCATTAAATCCCGAACATGGTGATACAGTTGTGGCCTCTGTAAACGGTGAGTTTACGGTTAAGCAGCTACAGCTGCGTCCGACAATACAACTAATTCCTCGCAACGCGATGTTCTCTGCAATCCCTATCAATGATGAATCAGAACTGAGTCTGTTTGGTGTCGTCACTAGTGTGGTGAAAAAACTCAAATGAAGCAGACACTGTTTGCACTGGTTGATTGTAATAATTTTTACGCCAGCTGTGAGCGTATGTTTAGGCCTGATCTGATTGGCAGGCCAATTGTGGTGTTATCAAATAACGATGGCTGCGTTGTCGCCCGTTCAGCAGAGGCTAAAAAACTCGGGATCAAAATGGGTGTGCCAGTATTTGAAATTGCCCAACTGCTTCGTCAGCATAACGTTGTCGTATTCTCATCTAACTATGCCCTTTACGCAGACCTATCAAATCGGGTAATGACAACCTTAGAACAAATGGCTCCACGGGTAGAGGTGTATTCAATCGATGAGGCATTTTTAGACCTTTCGTGCATGGACAAATGTACCGATATAAATACCTTAGCCACTGATATCCGCCAACGTATTCACCAGTGGGTTGGGATTGCGGTTTGTGTCGGTATTGCGCCAACAAAAACACTGGCAAAACTCGCAAATCATGCCGCGAAAATCTACCCAGCGACGAAGGGCGTCGTTGATTTACGAGACCGCGAACGCCAGCGTCGACTTATGGCGCTCACGCCTGTCGATGAAGTGTGGGGGATTGGTCGTAGGCTTTCAAAACGGTTACAGACCATGGGGGTAAATACTGCTTTGCAATTGGCCGATGCTCACCCTAAGTTAATTCGCGATACTTTCTCGATTACGGTTGAACGCACTGTGCGTGAATTAAACGGTATTGCTTGTGCAGACTTGCAGCCAGAAGCCGCAACAAAGCAGCAGATCATCAGTTCCCGTTCCTTTGGTGGCCGTATTTATTCACTCGCGGATATGCAGCAAGCCATTAATGAGTACACTTTTCGTGCTTGCGAAAAGCTAAGGCTTGAGCGTCAATATGCGAAAGTGATGTCGGTTTTCATTCGCACTAGCCCGTTTAGCGACGTAACCCCGCAATACAGTAAATCGTTAACGGGTAGTTTAGTTCGCCCCAGTAACGACACGCGTGATTTTATTGCCTTAGGCCAAGCCTTGTTACAGCGTATTTGGAAAGATGGCCATGCTTATGCAAAGGCTGGCGTTATGTTGGGGGATTTTTTTGACCCAGGCGTATATCAATTAGGGTTATTTGATGACGTTACACCTAGGCCTAAAAGCAAAGAGTTAATGCAGTTAATGGATAAGGTAAATCACAGTGGTAAGGGTAAAATTTGGTTTGCAGGGCAAGGTATAGACCCGACTTGGGGGATGAAGCGAGAACAGTTGTCGCCCAGTTATACAACCCAATGGGCGCAACTACCTGTGGTTAAGTGATTGATACTTTATCAACTAGAATTGATTATAATTTGTTATCACTAATTAATTTAAGTGAATATTGCATAATAGCATTGTTCAACAAAATTGATTTTTCATGAACGGTTTGAATAGCGGCATTTAATTCATACCCAGACATTCCGGCTTTAATTCCCCAGTTAGCTGTATCAATATAGCTAAATGCAATCAGTTTGGCTGTTGTAAACTCATCAAAAAAATTACTTAATTCTGTGGTGGCAAAGTACAAATTAATCAGTACTTGTATACGTTGATATTTTAGATTGCATATCATCTCATTCTTTTTAATCATTTCTGTTAATTTGTCACTTTCTATCGTGCATTGCGCATAAGGGGTTAGAAAATAAAGACTTGAATGAGTATTATCCTCCCACTCTTTGACAAGTAAGTATAATTCTTCAAGTTTTTCAGTTTTTAAAGCAAGCGTTCGTGTTTGAGTATCATTATTAAACTGAATTTTTAAGCGTCGTTCGTTTGCTTTATTTGTTAAGTGGACGCTAAGAAGTACTGCAAATGCTGGCACCGCAGTTGTCGAGAGAAAATTATCAATAAATTTTATGAAAGCAGAGCTGATAGATAGTAGAAATAGATCCAAATCCATGTGGATATCCTTACTTGAAATAGTTCATTTTTTAGGTCGGCGTCCGCCGCTATCGATACATTCTTGCATCGTCTCATATGGAGTATAGTTTTTCGCGTGGTTTTATGAGCGACAATATTTGTCGTGACAAATATTGTTTTTGCTCTTTTTAACATTAGGTTCGCTGTCGTCATCTGCGAAACTGTATGCCGAAAGCAATAAGCCAACTGTCAGCAACAATAAAATCCGTTTCATTGATTAAATCCGTTTTGGTTTGTTGTTAGCTCGGTTATCAACATCATCAGGATACTGCGTTGCGCACCATTCAATCTGTTCCAGTGTGCTAGCAGTTCTGCTACATCTTCATTCGCTTCAGCTCTTGGTTCGCCCGTCAGCACGTACTGCACATCGACACCGATTTTGGCCACTTTAGCGAGGTAGTGTGCATCGGGAGCGCGTTCGTTGGTTTCGTATTTGCTTTGGGTATTTTTACGAACACCACCATGCCCACCGAATTCGGTTTGACTTAATCCCAGCTTTATACGCTCGTCACGCAATCGCGTGCCAAAATCTGTCATTTTAGCTAAATTCCAGTTTAACTTTCATTCATTTGGTGGAATAATGATTAAGTGAATTTTGCAAGGCGGTTATTTTTAATCTTGCAATTACAGTCACTTATAAGCACAAGTGTTTATATTCACATATTCAAGCTAGTCATGTCCAACATTCACGCAATAAACCAGTTAAGGAAGATGAAATGCACATCAATTCTGCGATACCCATCGCACAAACTAGCCAGAGCAAATCCACTGCTGCAGCAAATGAACCCACTGCGATCCAAACCAATACGGCACCCGTGCAGCAAGACACAGTAACCCTCTCTGATGAAGCCAAAGAAAAAGCCGTTGCAGAAACTCAAGGGAATGGCTGGGGCAATGAGCCTAAAGTCACAACTCAAGGGAATGGTTGGGGTAATGAGCCTCAGTAATCGGTAGTAAAAGGGGTTAGCAGTGGGCAGTTTCATTATCGATATAGCGCCGTACTTATGGATTCTTTGCATAGTTATTTTGTTAGCAGGCTTAATGACGCGTTCCGACAAATCGTCAATGGTAACGCTGACGATCTGGATAGTGTCAGGATTGCTAATGGATAAACTTGCACCGCAAATCATGGCGATTGAAGATAAGCAAATTGCTCGAAACCTATGGTATTTAACTTGGGTTGTGATTGATTGCGTTAGCATCGTTCTGGTACTGCTAACCCATAAACGTTTTAAGTTGTTAGTGAGTGAATTAACCCGATTTATCAGTCATACCTATGCCGTGCTTATCGCCGTACAAGCATTAAGATTTTTTGACCGCATGATAATGGAAACCGATTTATTGGGTGCATTTTATATGTACGCCATTCCAACATTAGACATTGCCGTTATCGCAGTATCGCTAATATGGTTATTGGGACATTTAAAGCAGCATAAACACAATACAGGGAGTTAAATTATGTTAGAGATGGTTGCCTCAATCATTATTCTGCTTTGCATCTTCATAGCTGTAAAAGTAAACCTAGCGATCAAGTGCTCAATAAAGAGTGAGCCGCAGCGAAATGGATTTGAACATCAGTATGAGCCAAGAGCGCACCGCCTTTGTATGCAGGCCCATGCGCTTCATGCAATGCCTAATGATTTTAGTAAAATCAAAGCAGATGAAGATTTTAAACTGGGAATAAAACGATATGTTAAAGATATCGCTACTACAGCAGAGTCGCAGAATACGTTGAGTATTACAGTCAATAACGTGACCCAGTTATACCCTAAAAGCACAAGCAACAAGACCTCAAAGCAATACAGCTAGCCTTGGTTACTTTCTTTTAAAATGGGTGTTGGTCGTTGTTGTAGTGCCTGGTTTTTTTCGTCCTGCTTTTGGAAGATAAATCTGGCGAGTTCTTGTACTTGCTCGAATTGCTTTTCATCTAAGGATAAAAACTGTAATCGGCTTGATGTGACTAATAGCTCAGCAACCATATTATCGAATTGTTCAGAAGACAATTTATTCTCTTTCAGAATGTTCCCTGAATGCTGAGCAAAATAATCAGGGATAAAAAACATCCAATGCTCAATCCACTCGAAACCTGGCAATAGCCGCATGACTTGGACTATCTGCTCGGATTTCTCTAAGGAAGGATTAGTCACACCGCGGCGAACATCCATCACATAGGTGTAGTCAATGGATATGCCTGCGGCCTTTGCCTGTCGAACTAACTCCTTTACGTTACTGTCACCGATAACAATTGACATGTTGTCAGCAAAAATTGCCTTAGCTTGCATTATAAAAGTGCCTATAGTCATTAATTGATATGATTATAGACATCCTTTCTATGAGATCTCAATTAAAAAAGTCCTGCTTGAATAGATATCGGACATTTTTAGTTTCTAATTAGCCACTAATACGCGCTTTTAAGATTGTAATTTCTCATATTCGAAATATTTCACATATTCAAAATATGTGTATTGTCATATTTAAGTTGACCTTAGTCATATCGCGATTGTACTCTTGCCATTATTATCAACTGAGTTCTCTCGCTGGGGTTCAAATGACAACAGATCAAATCCGTTCGGCATTAAAAAAGATGCATCAGCAGCGCGGTCGCCTAATGACGTTCGCAACAGCTAACAAGCTGAATTACAACCTATTAATTAAGTTCATGAGTAAGCCTGAACGTCAACTATGGCATGACAATGCTCAGCAAATTATCAATGCTTTGCCGCAAGAGTTTAAAGATTGTAAGCCGATTCAACAGGATGCCGCCTGATGGGTAGGGGCGCAGGCATCACCTGCCCACATTGCGACAGCCGCGCCTTGCTACGCCGCACTAAAGCCATATCGGAACTCACTCGCGAGAAAACCTACCGCTGCAACAACGATAACTGCGGCCATGTGTTTGTCAGTGTTGAAGAAATTCAAAGAACTGTGGTGAGACCTCGCCAACCCAGAGATGGGGTGAACCTGCCTATGAGCAAAATGGTAATTGCCAGACTATCGAGCGAAACTTAAACATGGACTTATTAAATATGACTATAAGCATCTTTAATCGCTTGCGTGGGCTTAAAGCCCATGCCATAATTCCAACCGTTGCCACTCCCTTAGACAAGGAGCACCCGCAACAAAGCAGGTGGACTAGACACCCACATGCTGTGACTCAAACAGGAAATAGCGATAACCATATCCCCTATACCGGCGCAGTGCGCGGGTATATCCAAAACCATTGCACGGTATTTGGGGGCATGGACTGGGAGCCAAAGAAAACGCCCCCGATGCGCCTTTCCTGTTTGGGGCGCAGTCTTGCGGCTACCCAGTTCACCTTCACTAAACAAACAGTGAAGGTTTTCATCATGTTATATACATTTCTTATTGCCTACCGCGATCAAAAGCTGGCACAGCTTGCGCGCATCCGCACCGTTTCAACCATTGCCAACACCGAACAAGCAGCCCGTAATCAATTAAACGGCATGCCGCTGGTTTTTGTGTGCCGCACGCCTGCAAATGACAATTCCTGTCATGTTGGAGGTGAAGCATGAGCCATCCATTCGCACCCTTAACCCGTACCGTCAACATCGATGGCAGTAGCCAACGCAAAACCGTTAATGGTTGCGCATTCAATATCACTTGGCCACAGCAGCAACTCAATGCCGACCGTGAAACCATTGCCAATTTTTTAAGCCGTTTCGGCCATTGTGAAGTGGTCGACGCACCTGATGATAAGCGCGACTGGGCGCAAGAATTTGCCCAGCAGTTTAATCAGCACAGAATGCCGACGAATGCTAATACGGCCCAACATCGTGGAGGTGCGCTATGAGAACACCATTAGCATTTGAGTTAGCGCAACAGTGGCTGAGTGACGACTGCGTTGTATTTGATACTGAAACTACAGGGCTTGGCGATACGGATGAAATTGTTGAAATCGCCTTGATCAACAGCCGCGGTGAAGTACTGCTTAATAGTCTGGTGCAACCATGCAAATCCATTCCAGCGGAAGCGACTGCCATTCATGGCATCACTAATGAGATGGTTGCCAGCGCCCCGCGTATTAGCGAGCTGCTGCATCAGATTAACACCATCATCAGCGGTAAAACGGTTATTGCGTATAACGCTGATTTTGATGTCCGGTTATTAACTCAAAGTTTAATGATGTGCGGCTTTAACGACAGTGATATTGCGCTGCATACCGTGAAGCTTGGCTGCGCCATGAAAACCTATGCCAAGTGGTATGGCAGAGTGGATCTGCAAAAAGGCGAGTACCAGTGGCATAAACTGACCAATGCAGCTTTTGTGTGCAAGGCAACATTACCAGAAGGCATGCAGGCTCACCGCGCCTTGGCTGATTGTTTGATGACGCTGGATGTGATCCGCTATATGAGCAACTGTGTGGATCAAATTCGGGCTGGTGTTGTCGCTGATTTTTGTATCTCACGCCTGATCGGCGAGCTGGACCGAGTGTGTGTGATGAATGGCGATAGCAGCGTATTTTTTGAGACTGAAGTGGCACGCATATTTGAAAAACGTAATGGCTATGAACTGTTCGCCGCGTGCGTTAATGGTCAGTTGAGCTTTGAGTTGGCACTCGATCGCCATAGTGCGTTCGCTTTGATGAAAATGTTTCCTGCTATTCAAATTGTTGCGCTAGATCCACAGCGTAATACTAATGCCATGGAGGTATCAGCATGAGTGCTCTTGACCAGGCTCAATTTGATGCCGCCATGTATTGGGCGGATAAACCGATTAAAAAATATGTTTGTACTTTACGAGAAGCTGGCAAGTTTGAAACCCGTATTTATGGCGCAACATGCTCAGACCGCGCCGCAGAGCTTGCCCTGGATAACACAGAATTAAACCGTGAGAGTGCCACAGTTACTGAGGTGCGCTTAGCCACGCCAGAGGATTTAGGCTGCGTGCCTATACCGCCACCTTCGGTAAAAGCCAAAATGCTGACCTTTGCAGCAAATCATAAACTGGGTGAGGTGTGCATTGGTGATTCTGCACAGCAATTGCTCATTGGTAATTTGCCGGCGATAGCTGCCGTAAATGAACTTAAGGATCAACACGCCAGATTGTGCCGTGCTCTAGTGGATTGCCTCGCAGTTATGGGGGAGTGTGAGAAGCATAAGAGTTTCCCAAAAACGTTTGCGAGTCCTGTTGGCGGCTTAGGTTGGGATGCGACTATGGCTACAGCGCGCCTGCTGCTTAAGGGAGGCGTGTGATGGAGGCTTTATCTGAAAAAGTTGAAACCCTTAATACTCATTTGGTTCGGCTTGATGGCAGTGTTCAGGCACTGGGCGCTGTTACAGAGTTACTTAATCTCTGTCCGGCAGAACATAAAATTAATGCTAATGCATTAGGGCATTTATTATATGTTGTGAAGAAGGATGTCGATGCTCATCTGCTTGCCATCGACGTTACACAACATAGCCTGTGTGAAAACCTTCAGTCTCAAGCACAGCAGGGGTAGATTATGTCTATGTACCCTGAATTGCTGCGCGAGGTTTTGCCTCGCCTGCTGAACGAGTTTGGCTTCGTTGAGGGTAAACAGGGCTTTCTGCAGCAGGGGCGTTGCCCCAGCTGCGGTAAAAAAGAGCTGTATACCAATAGTGAAAGTCCGTGGGTTTTGCGCTGCGGACGTTTAAATAAGTGCGGTGAAGAACTGCACATAAAGGACTTATTTCAAGATCTCTTTACCAGTTGGAGCGATCGCTTCCCGACTAAAAACAACCTGCAAACGGGCACAGTAGAAAATCCTAATGTGGCGGCTGATGCATATATGCAGCATGGTCGTGGCTTTGATCTAGCACCGATTGAGGACTGGTACAGCCAGGGGAGTTATTACTGCGGCAAGCGCGATATAGGTACAGCGACCGTTAAGTTTGCTCTGCCAAATGGCGCCAGTTGGGAGCGATTCATCGATAACCCGCAGCGTTTTGGCAAACAAAAAGCTAACTTTGTGGGTAGTTATCAAGGTTATTGGTGGCAACCGCCAACAATAACCGCAATGGATTTAGCGACAGTTAAGGAGCTGTGGCTAACCGAAGGCGTGTTTGATGCCATTGCCTTGCTGCAAAACGATGTGACTGCTTGTGCCTTAATGAGCTGTAATAACTTTCCCGATAAGGCACTGGAGCAACTGGATGCGCAACTGTCTAGTAGCTCGCGCCCAACGCTGGTTTTTGCACTTGATGACGGCAAAGCCGGCGAGAGTTTCACTAAAAAGTTTGTTAAGCGAGCGCGGGAACTGGGCTGGAAGGCAACGGCTGCACAACCTCCTAAGGGTAAAGTAAAACTCGACTGGAACGAGTTACACCAGCGTGAGCGCCTTACCGAAAAGCATTTAGATGAATACCGCCATTTAGGCCAGTTGCTCATTGCAACCAGTGCGACCCAAAAAGCTTTGTTGATGTATTCAAAGAAAGGGGTGCAAGAGTTTCCCTTTGGTTTTAATAACTCGCTGTTTTGGTTCAAGCTTGATCTCAACCGTTTTAATAAGGCCTATCAGCAGGTTGAAGAAGCTGCTATGCGTGATGAAGAGGAACTGACAGAAGAAGAGATACGTGAACGAGCACTGCAGGAGTCCGGCAGTATTCAGGAGCTGGCCAAGTGTTACCCTCAGGCTTTGTATTACCAAGAAAACAAACTAACGGATGAAAGCTGGTATTACTTTAGAGTGGACTTTCCGCACGATAGCCCCAGCGTTAAAAATACCTTTAGTGGTAGCCAGTTAAGCTCAAGCGCTGAGTTTAAAAAGCGCTTATTAGGTATGGCGCCTGGTGCGGTATTTAATGGGCAAACACCGCAGTTGGATAAGTTGATGAGCCAGCAGCTGTATAACATTAAGCGGGTTCAAACCACGGACTTTATTGGCTATAGCCGTGAATACGCTTGTTACGTTTATAACGAGGTGGCCATTAGAGAAGGGCGCTTGTATCGACTGAATGAAGAGGATTTTTTCGATATTGGTAAGCTCAGTATTAAGACCTTGAGCCAGTCGGTTGGGGTACATCTTAACCCTGATCTAAAGAAGCTAAATAACGAGTGGCCGCGCCGGCTTTGGCAAGCATTTGGGGCCAAAGGTTTTGTGGCGCTTAGCTTTTGGTTTGGCAGTTTTTTTGCCGAGCAAATACGCCAAGAACATAAGAGTTATCCGTTTTTGGAGGTGATTGGTGAGCCTGGCACGGGTAAGTCAACCTTGATTGAGTTTATGTGGAAACTGGCTGGCCGTGCCGATTACGAGGGCTTTGACCCGAGTAAATCAACTCTCGCAGCAAGGGCGCGTAACTTTGCCCAAGTTTCAAACATGCCAGTGGTATTGATTGAGGGTGATCGTGGCGATGGTAAGGATGCTAAGCAAAAAGGTTTTGACTGGGATGAGCTAAAAACTGCTTATAACGGCCGTAGCGTTCGCGCCCGTGGCTTGAGAAATAACGGCAATGAAACCTATGAGCCACCATTTAGGGGGGCGATTGTGATTGCCCAAAACGCTGAGGTACAGGCGTCTGAGGCGGTATTGCAGCGTATTATCCATATTCACACTGATCGCAGTGGGCAAACACCGGCAACGAAAGAAGCGGCTGAGTGGATGGAGCGGGTTAGCGTTGATGAGCTTTCGGGGTTCATCTTAAAAGCTGCATTGCATGAGCGCGAGATCATGGCGAGCGTGAATAGCCGCTGTAAGCATTATGAACAGTGGCTAAGCGCTTGCCCTGATATTAAAAATATCCGTATTATCAAAAATCATGCTCAGCTTTGTGCCTTGATGGAAGCACTGGCCATCGTTGCTGATGTGAACCAGGAGCAAATAGAGCAAACCCATAATATGCTGCGAGATATGGCGGTTAAACGCCAGCAGGCTATTAACGCAGATCATCCAATGGTGCAGGAGTTCTGGGATGTTATCGACTTTATTGATGACGATAACTTACCTATTTTGAATCATTCGCGGGATCCTAAGCTGTATGCCATTAACCTCAACCATTTTGCAGAGGTAGCTGCAGAGCGAAGGCAGAATGCACCCGCTTTAACTGACTTAAAGCGACTGCTTAAGTCTGCTCGTAACCGTAAATTTGTTGGCGTTCGCACCATTAATAGTGGTGTTAACGCACGTCATAATGAATCTCATCCCTACGCGAAACGCCCAACATCGGTGAAGTGTTGGGTATTTGCCAAGGAGGCTTAAGATGGCAAAGTTATCGATACCAGAAGAAGTAGCAAAAGCTAAAGCAGCAGATGTTGCCACGTTTGTTTCTGTTAATGTGCATGATTGTGGTACCGCTTTACGTTATACCAACAGCCACGGTGAATGCGTTCACTGTAAGCTGCTAAAAACAAAATCAAAACGTGATGCAATGAGAAAAGGAAAAGAAAGAAACCTTGAGCATGCCATTGCAGCTTATGGTGACGGTTTGAGTTTGCAACAAGCCTCGATAGAGGGCCGTATTTCCAATCACTCGCTGCGTAAAGTACTTGAAGCCCGTGGTTTGTTAAGGGACCGATATTTAGGAAGCGAAAGTAAAAGCGTTGGCTATGATGCCAATGAGACCAGAGAATCATCAGCTAGTAGTTTAGCACTTAGTTTAATGCGACCTGGAAGATCATTATGAAACTAATGAAAGCCATGGCATGGGCTAAACGTGAATTTGCAGATGGTTCGGTACCTGATAATAAGACCGTCCGCCGTTGGGTGGAACGTAATGTGATTGCTGGGCGGGTTATTGATGGAAATACTTATGTATTTGAAACAGAGAAGGCGGGCGTTGATTCCCATGTGTCGCAAGCCGTTCAAGCATTGTTGAGGGAATGATGGCAGCCAGACCACGCAATAAACAACAAATTAATCTGCCCGAGCATCTTTATTATGATGCTCGATGGGGGACTTATCGAATAAAGCTGGTTAGCGGCAAATTTAAGTCGTTAGGCAGTGATCGAGATGCCGCAGTTTCTATCGCTAGAGAATACAACTTAATTGCCAGACCAAGAATTGGCATGAAGGTAGATGATTTATTGTCTGGCAATAATGGCAGTATGTTAGGTGAACCAGCATTTTCTGAGCATATTCCTGCTCTTCTTAAGCGTATTATTGAAGATGAAAGGCCATCTGCAGACCTTGTAAAAACAATGGAGAATGATGCTCAACGGTGCCAATTTTTTTTCGCGAATATTCCCAGTTCGCAAATTACCCTTCAGCATGTGAATGACTACATAACTCAGTATCACTCGACTAGCAGCGCTAATGTCCAAAATCGCAAAGTGAGTTGGCTTAAAAAGCTATTTTCTTACGCTGCAGATGAAAGCATCATGCCGAGTAATCCTGCTTCAAATAAGAAAATGCGCAGAGTAAAGAGTAAGCAACGTCAACGTCTCAAAATGGAATGGTTCATGGCCATTCACTCTGTTGCGCCGCTGTGGTTACAAACGGCGATGGATTTATCGCTACAAACAACGCATGCGAGATTAGAAATATCTCGCATACAGTACGCGCTTAAAAAGCCGAATAGTAAGAGTTGTGGTTGCTATTGGTTTGATACGCCTAAAGTCACTCCTTATGGCAATGTGTTCGGCACGCTTTATATACATCGGCAAAAGGTTGAAGGAAAGGAGGCCGCACATGTTGCTATACCTATTGGGGATGAACTTAAGCGGATAATCGACCGTAGTCGGGATAAAATAGTTAGCTCTTATGTTGTCCATCGTTTACCCACAAAGCGCTCCAATGGCTTAAGTAAAGAAGTTAATCACATATCGCAGCTAAGCCCTGATTACATCAGCCGAGCATTTTCAGCGTTACGTGATGAGGTTGGGTGCTGCAATCACTTGGAGGCTGCAGAACGTCCAACATTTCATGAGATACGAGCACTAGCTGCACATTTGTTCGATATTCAGGGAATCGATCCTCAATCACGAATGGCGCATACCGATGCTAAAAGCACAAAGATCTATACCCAGAATCATGTGGAATGGGTCGAGGTGCCATTTGCTGAAATCAAAATGATGGCCTGA